ATTGGTCAAAAACCAAACATCTCAAGCAAATAACGGTATTTATTTATCCGGCACAGGTGCTTGGACTCGTACTCCTGATGCAAATACATGGAATGAATTGGTATCTGCCTTCGTATTCGTAGAGCAAGGTACAACTCAAGCAGACACTGGCTGGACATGTACGGTAGATCCGGGAGGCACTTTAGGTGTCACCACAGTAACTTGGGTTCAATTCTCAGGTGCCGGAACTTATTCTGCTGGCACAGGGTTAACACTTACAGGTACTGTTTTCAGCCTTACAAACCCAGTTGCTGTAAATCTTGGCGGTACAGGTCTCGCAAGCTTGACAACTGGCTACATCCCTTACGGTAATGGCACCAGCGCATTCCAAAATGCATCCACATTTACATTTGACGGAACCAACTTCAAGGCTCCTAACAGTGTGACCAGTGGTGGTCATTACTCAATCGGAGCATTTGGCGGTACCTACACAGACGGTATCGTGATGGATTACGTCACAGGTAACGGTCGCATTAGCGTAGGTTCTGCAGACGGTATCACTTTCTACAATGGCGGCGTAGCAACAACATCTTTGGGCGGAGTAAACAGCTCAGGTATTTGGACATTGCCAACATTGAATTTGACCAATGCATTGGGCGTGGCATACGGCGGTACAGGATTGACTAGCTTGACTGCTGGCTCGTTAGTTTACGGAAATGGTACTTCTGCGTATAACACGCTAGCAATTGGTTCAGCCAATCAGATTTTGACCTCTACTGGAACTGCTCCGCAATGGTCTACTTTGAGTGGCGTAGCGGTTACTACGTTCAGTGGTGGTACGACGGGCTTAACACCTTCTACCGCGACTAGCGGAGCTATTACCCTAGCGGGTGTTTTAAACGCGGTTAACGGTGGTACGGGTGAAGCGGGAACTCTAACAGGTATTTTATACGGAAACGGCACTTCAGCCCACACAGTAGCTACAAATGCCCAATTACTTACTCTTCTCGGCACTTTAGGAGTGCCTAACGGCGGTACGGGTCTAACCACTTTAACATCGGGTTACATACCTTACGGTAACGGAACGAGCGCATTTGCGTCAAGTTCAAATTTGCAATTTAGCGGTTCTGCTCTTACTGTAACGGGTAGCGGAACATTTACCACTGGCGTTGGCGGTGGAAATTTTTAATTATATTGATTTGAAGCTATAATTTCACAAAGGATTTAATTATGCCACAAAGCGGATTTACACCCCTACAAATTTACTCTAGCTCAACCGCTAGCAATGTACCGTCCGCCTCTAATTTGGTGAATAGTACTCAAGGTGCTGAGTTGGCGATTAACATCGCTGACGGTAAGTTATTCTATAAGGACAACGCTGGCGTAGTTCAAGTATTGGCGACAAAAGGAGCCGCTCAAAATTCCATCAGTTTTGGAACAACAGGCTTAACTCCTAATACAGCTACGCAAGGTGCTGTGACTGTTGCAGGCACATTGATTACATCTAATGGTGGTACTGGATTAACTTCATTTACTGCTGGTGATTTACCATATTACAGTACAGGCACTGCATTATCTAAATTAGCAATTGGTACTAATGGCTATATTTTGCAGTCCAATGGTTCTGCTCCGACATGGGTAATAGCTTCTTCTGTAATCGGTGGTGCTGGCGGTTCAAACACCCAAGTCCAATACAATTCTAGCGGTTCATTGGCTGGCTCTGCAAATATGACTTTTAGCGGAACAGCCTTAGCTTTAGCTAATGATGCTTCTATATCAGGTCTTACTGTTGGTAAGGGTGGTGGTGCTGTAAGTACAAATACTGCTGTTGGTAACGGTGTTATGGCGGCTACAGCTACTGGCGGATTAAATACTGGTGTTGGTTATCAAGCATTAACAAGTAATACAAGTGGAACTTCTAATACAGCTTTGGGTAGACAAGCTGGATATGCTTTGGTAACTGGAACTCAAAATACTGCTGTTGGTGCAAATGCAATGGATAGCGGTGATGCTTCTTATTCTGTTGCTGTTGGATATACTGCTTTATCTGCTAATAGCGGTTCATATAATGTGGCAGTTGGTAATGCGGCACTTAAATCAAACACCACCGCATCTAATAACACAGCAGTAGGATACCAAGCTGGGTATAGTACAACAACAGCGGCATCTAATTGTTATTTTGGTTATCAAACTGGTTATTCATTAACTGCATCAAGTGGTGGTAATACATTTGGTGGTTATCAAGCTGGTTACACTTTTAATAGTACCTCTAATGGCTTTCATGCAATGTATGGTTACGGTGCTGGTTACAGCGTTTCTACTGGTCTAAATAATACTTTAATTGGTGCAAACTCTGGGTACTACATAAGTTCAGGTTCTAAAAATACTGTTCTTGGCTCTTACAACGGCAACCAAGGCGGTCTAGACATCCGTACAGCAAGTAACTACATTGTGTTATCTGATGGTGATGGTAATCCTAGATTGGTTGGCGCTTCGGGTGGACAAATTACTGTCGGTTCAAATATATCTGCCGCTACAAGCCCTAAAGGTGATTTAAATATTCAAGGTTCAGCAAGCACTCAAACCAATTTATATCTTTTTAAAGCCACACAAGTTGAGGGATATGTTGGTTTTGTAAGTGGTTCTAATTCTAATCTTTATATAAATACTGGTTCAACAATGGGTTCTACTGGTGTTTATATGACCAATGGCGGAACTTCTTGGACATCAAATTCTGATGAAAGATTAAAAGAAAATCTTGTGCCTATTACTGATGCAGTAACCAAAGTAAATTCTTTGCGTTCAGTTATTGGTAATTTTATTGCAGACGAAAATAAAACACCAAGACCATTTTTAATTGCACAAGATGTTCAATCAGTATTGCCTGAAGCAGTCAGCACCAGCGAAATAGACGGCACAGAATATTTGGGTGTTTCTTACACCGAAGTTGTGCCTTTGCTTGTAGCCGCCATCAAAGAACTAAACGCCAAAGTAACCGCTTTAGAAACTAAATTAGGAGCATAAAATGGAATTAACCCACGAACAACAAGTAGCACAAGACTATAAAGCAGCAATGGATAGCGTAAACCTACTTAACGCTGGTAAGCCTGAGAAGATGACTGATGCTGATTGGGCAGATACAGTTAAGCGTAACAAAGCTCATCTTGAAATTCAAATTGCTAAAGGTGCAGAGTTTTATGGCGAGCATGATTTAACGCCATTTACAGCAGCTATTGCTAAGTAATTTTTAACCGTAGTACAACTAGGAGAATGACATGGGAAACGACAAAAAGACCCCCATTACCATTAACGACAAAGAGTATCAATATGAGGACTTAACAGCGGAGCAACAGACGCTGTTTAATCATTGTATTGATTTAGATCGAAAGATTAGCTCGGCAGCATTTAATCTTGATCAACTGCAAGTAGGTAAACAAGCTTTTATTAAGCTACTTGAAGAGTCATTGGCTAAAGCTGTTGAAGAACCTGCTCCTCCTGTTCAATAATGCAAGATAACTTAGAAACTTCAGCGCATTTTGCCACTGCTGTTTATAGTATCAGCAAGCCTGACTTTTTACCGTCAGTGCTTGCTGTTTTTGATGAAGCAATTAAAAAACAACAGCAGTTAAAAGAAATCAATGCACTCTATCCTGTCTATATGACAGGAAATTTGTATATGGATCCACGATTAAATGATTTCAGCACTTATATTGCATCTACCGCATGGAATGTGCTGAACTCACAAGGCTATAAGATGGACGATAAGATTACTTATTTTCATTCTATGTGGGGTCAAGAGCATCATAAAACATCAAATATGGAAGAGCATGTTCATAATGATGGTGTACAAATTGTAGGCTTTTATTTTATAGATTGCCCAGAAAATAGCTCGCATATGATCTTTACTGATCCACGCTTTGGCAAAAATCAGTTAGGCATAGTAGAAGCCGATCCTACTAAGATTAGTATGGCATCTACGCATATTAGTTTTAAGCCTGAAGTCGGTAAATTGTATTTAACCAATGCTTGGTTAGCACATGCATTTTCACGGCATAACAATGATAAACCATTTAAGTTTATACATATGAATCTGTCTGTGCAACAAGCGCCTCTTCAGCAAGAGGTGACAATTGTATGATGAACAAGTACTTGGTCAGATACAACAAAACACGAGGACAGCCAGGAAGAGGAACAATTGAACATGTATGGAGAGTATTTGAAAATGGTAAAGAATTTTTATGCAAGCATATCAAAATTGAAGTTCCTGTCCACGATGAAAGAACTGGTGAAGACTGGTCTCTCTGCGGTTATGGCTATATGGAAATCAATAAAGAAGAATCCCTAATCACTATTAAAGCTACTAAGGAGTAATCATGCAATTCTTAAAAGAAATTGAAGCACATTTGGAAAACTTTGAATCAAAAGCCAAAGAAGAAATTCAAAAGTTTATTGACCATTTATATACAAAGTATCAACCGGTGACTGATGCAGTAGTGCCACCTCCTGCACCATTGACTATTACTACTCTTGTGCCAGCACCTGTGACTTTGGTTCCAGTTTGCGTACCTGCAGCGGATGCAACTCCAGAGCCGGCATCTGAGATAACAGTGACGTTGCCTGAAGACAATACATCTGAAGTAACAATCACTCCGGCACCAACTACTTGCGCACCTGCAGCTGAATAAAGTGTTTATCATGGATCCAATAGAACTACAAATTAACGAAACAGACAAGCGTCTAATGGTTCATGAAGCTGTTTGTGCGGAGCGTTATGCAGGTATTCAAGAAGCGCTTGCTAAAGGTGTTAAAAGAATGCAAAAAATTGAATATCTTTTATATGCAGTAATTGCTTCGGTTCTATTAGGGCCAAATTTTGCAGCTAAAATGTTAGAAAAGTTTATAGGTGGCTAGCAAAGTGAATTATGGCAGATCCATTAGGTTTAAACGAAGGGGTAAGAGCGTTAAGTGGTAGTTTAAACGCAAGTCGAGAAACAAGTAAACATCTATCTAAAAGTATTGAGAGTATACAGCATGATAGCTTAGAAGTAGCACAAAAGAAAGCTCAAGAACGTATTAGGGCAAGACGGGAAGCAGAGTTAAAGAAGCAAAATGCGCTAATAAAGGCATTAGAAGATTGGAAACATAAGAAACAAATCTCCGATGAGGAGGCTAGATTAAAAGTTGATTTTGTAAAGAAGTACGGTGCAAAAGAATGGGAAGCAGTATTAAAGATTAAGTTGGATATTGAAAACCTTCAAAGAAAAGACAATGAAGAATTTCAACATGATTTAAAAGAAGTAAGAAGAGTACAGATGTGGTGTTTTGTAGCAGCATTAATAGTAACTTTATGGCTTAAATTTGTATTAGGGGTGATTTAAATGGGTGACATATTTACACATATTCTGACCGGTAAAGATAATCAGACGCATGACATTGCAAAATGGGCATGGATGCTGGGATTTTTTCTTGTAGGCGGCGCTGCTATTTACATGATTTATGCCGGAAAAGAGATTAATTTGACTGAATTAGCTGGCGCCTTAGGAATTGTTTCTGGTTCAGGAGCGGCGTCTGTTGCAGGTAAACATTTAGCAGGAGCAGAACCTGATGTTCCCTCTTCCAATTAGTACTTACATTTACATAGCAATTGCACTTAGTACTGCATTCATTACTCATAGAGTTGATGGCTATTATTCTGAAAAAGAAAAATTAGAAGCTGTGCAGCATGTGGTTGAAGTACAAACTAAAGTGGCCAATGACCAAGCTATGATTAGCCAACAAACGCAAAAGGACAAAGATGATTTACAGACTCGCTATGATAATGCTATTGCTCAGCTTAGAGGCTTGCGCAACACAAACCTTTCAAACGGTCAATCCTCCGGCTTTGCAATACCAAGTCAAGGACTCAGATTACTTGAATCAGATGCAGAAGTTCTTATCGGGTTTGCAAAGCAATGCACCAACACAGAAATAGAGCGGAATGACGTGATTAACAAATATAATGCTCTAATGGTGACTAAATGACTGAAAACTTTGACCATTCCCTTGATTTAGTCCTTAAGTCAGAAGGTGGGTTTGTTAATAATCCTAAAGACCCAGGTGGAATGACTAATTTAGGCGTAATAGCATCTACATGGGCAAATTTTAAAGGGCGTAATACTAATGAAAAAGAAATGCGATCTCTTACAAGAGATGATGTCGCACCTTTGTATGAAAAGAAATATTGGGATGCTTGTAAATGCGATGACCTGCCTTCTGGCGTTGACTACCTTGTATTTGATTTTGCAGTAAACTCAGGCCCAGGGCGGTCTGTCAAAATACTACAAAGAGCTCTTGGTCTGCCTGAAGATGGTGCTGTTGGTCCTGTCACAATTCAGACCATTGATGTCATGGATAAAACAGAACTAATTGCTAGGTTCTCAGATGCTAAGAAGCAGTTTTATGAATCATTACCGACTTTTGCTACTTTTGGCAATGGTTGGTTAAAACGAGTTGATGAAGCTCGTGTTAATGCTAGTAATATGTTAGGATAAAAAATGGCTACCTCCTGTACTCCCGCATGTACCGCAGCAGCGGCAATGACTTACAACAGTCTGATTACTGATGTGACGCAGTACTTAGAGCGGAATGATACAGCTGTTGTTAATCAGATTCCTCAGTTCATTATGCTGGCTGAGTTTGAAATTGCACAAGAAATCAAAACACTTGGTCAATTAAGTGTAGTAGAAAGTACTATGAATGCAGGTAATCCTGTTATTCCTAAGCCAGCAAGATGGAGAAAAACCACATCGTTTAACATTACCAATGCAGGTGTGAAGCAGCCTGTATATCTTCGTAAGTATGAATATTTAAGAAATTATGCCCCAACTAGTGGCGCAACTAGTGTTCCTTTATACTATTGTGATTATAATTATGACAACTGGTTAGTCGCTCCTACGCCTGATCAGGCATACACATTTGAAGTTCTTTACTATGAGAGGATTCCGCCTTTGTCTTCATCAAACCAGACAAACTGGATCACACAGAATGCACCAAATGTGATGCTATATGGTACGCTGCTTCAAGCAATGCCATTTTTAAAGAATGACCAAAGACAAATATTCCAACAGAAATATACTGAAGGAATGCAAGCTCTCAAGTTGGAAGATCAGCTTCGTATTGCTGACCGTCAAGCAATTGCTCAGGATAGCTAATTATGACTACATATACCAATCCGTTTACTGGGCAGACCGTATCACCTGCTCAAGTATCTTATGAATCACTGACCATATCAACAAACACCACATTACAGTGGCCTGTGAATGGTACAAGTTCTTCACTTACGACTGCAAATATTATAGAAGTGACCGCCACTACAGGTGGATTAGAGTTGTTGTTACCAGCAGCTACTCAAGTCTCTGTAGGTGAAGCTGTTATTATTCGTAATATTGGATCAAATTCCTTTACTGTTACAAATAACAGTGGCGGAACCATCATTACTATTGCTTCTGGCATTGCAGAATACATCTACTTAACCGATAATACAACCGCCAATGGTATATGGGCAACTGTTACTTTTGGTGCAGGCACATCATCTGCCAATGCTTCAGCTCTTGCTGGTTATGGTCTATATCCAATTACGACTACTTTAAATCAGCAATATGTTACAACCAACTTTTATTCAAATCAGACTCTAGATGCTACCAATCGAGCTGAGTTTATAGTCTGGTCAAGTGGAGTAGGCACATTAACACTTCCTCCATCAGCATCTGTTGGCAATGGTTGGTTTGTGATGATCGCTAATGACGGAACAGGCATTTTAAACATTGCACTTCAAGGTACTGACACAATAGATGGCAATACATCTAAGCAATTACAAATTTCTGAGTCATTTGTGGTTGTGTGTAACGGCTCTGGGTTTAATAGCTTTGGTTATGGGCAAGCTACTCAGTTTGTATTTACACAGTTAGCACTTGTAGTTACTGGCGGAACGCTGACTGAGACTAATGCACAAGCATCTAACTTAATTCAAGAGTTTAGTGGTAACTTAACATCAAATCAAATTATTATTCTACCTTCTACTGTTCAGTTATATTCAGTTACCAATAATACAACTGGCTCATTTAACTTAACATTTAAAACTGTATCAGTCGGTGGTGCAACTGTTACTGTGCCTCAATCAACTAGTGTGATTTTAATTTGCGACGGCACTAATGTTTACAATGCTACTTCAGGCGCAGTTAGCTCAATCACTTCATTGACTTTAGGTAATGGGTCTACATCAGTACCGTCATTAAAATTTACCGGCGATCTAAATACTGGTATTTATTTACCGTCTACTGGAACATTTGGGTTTGTAGTAAATAATACAGAAGCTGGTTACTTTGATAATACAGGATTCTATGCATTTAACGGTATTAGCGGAGGGACATTTTGACCGCTAATGTTATCTCCCTCAATATTCCTGCAGGAATTCAGCGAGATGGTACTCAGTTTGACTCACCAATGTACGTTGATGGGCAATGGGTCAGATTTCAGCGCGGTCGTCCTCGTAAGATAGGTGGGTACAAAGGTATCTTTTTAAGCGCGCTTGAAGTAAGTCGTGGTATGACCATGCAATCACAGCAAGGTTTAAACTATGTCTATTCAGGTTCACAAAATTATTTACAAGCTTGGCAAACTGATAATGATGATGGTGTAGGCTCAGGCCCGATTAACATTACATTAAATAACTTTACAGCAAATGAGAATAACTTATGGCAGTTTGATATTGGTTATAACTCTAATGGATCAGGTCAGCTTCAAGTGGTTGCACACCCAGGTCAAAATCTAACTGATATTGATAGCACTATTAACGTCCCTGTACTGTCAGGCAATTTCCCATATGGTGCTTTGTCCAAGGTGGGTGTCTTTACAGCCACTGGAACATTAACCGGTACATCATTTGTGATTAGCTCTGCTAACTATAAAATTGGTCTAGGTCAGACAGTAACAGGCGCTAGCTTACCTGCAAATACTACAGTTACTCTTGTGTCGGTTGTAGGCGCTACTACCACTGTGACTTTAAGCAGTGGCGGTGGTTCAGGCACGCAAACATTGACCTTTGATAATAATATCTCTGTGTCAGGTGGCGCATGCATGATTTACCCATACCTCTTTGTATATGGGAATAATGGCTTAATTCAAAATAACTCAGCAGGCGACTTTACAAACTGGACAGGCGCTGATTCAAACGCAAATAATGTATCAAGCACAAAAGTAGTTAAAGGTATGGCACTTAGAGGCGGAACTACATCACCTTCAGGCTTGTTTTGGTCACTTGATCAGCTTACTCGTGTATCATATAGCCCTACCACTGTAGGATCATCTGTCTTGTATTGGCGGTATGACATTATTAGCACGCAGACATCTATCATGTCAAGTTCATGCGTCATTGAATATGATGGCATATACTATTGGTGTGGTGTAGATCGATTCTTAATGTATAACGGTGTTGTTCAAGAAATTCCTAACACTACAAATCAAAACTACTTTTTCGACAACTTGAACTATGTACAACGCCAAAAAGTTTGGGCAATGAAGATTCCTCGTTGGGGTGAGATCTGGTGGTTCTATCCTGCAGGTGATTCTACCGAGTGCAACAATGCCATTATCTATAATGTGCGTGAAAAGACTTGGTATGATGCCGGTTTTGCTCCTGCAGCGAATCGATCAGCAGGTGTGTTCTCTGAAGTATTCCGTTACCCTATTTGGGCAGAGAATGTGCAGAATATTGCAGGTACATACACACTATGGCAGCATGAAGTAGGCACTGATGAAATCTTTTTAAGCACAGTAAACGCTGTTGAATCATTCTTTGAAACCAATAGTATTGGTTGGGTAAGAGGCGGACCTGGTCAGTTATCTGTAACAGGACCTAATAAATGGATTCGATTAGAACGAATAGAGCCTGACTTTGTGCAATCCGGTCAGATGAGTGTAACAGTCACAGGTAGAGGCTATGCAGATGATACAGACATTACCACTGCGCCTTATACATTTGATCCCGACACTTTAAAGATTGATATGCGTGAACAAAGACGTGAAATGAGACTTCGCTTTACAAGTAATACAGAAGGCGGAAACTATCAGCTAGGTAATGTTCTATTAAGCGCTGATATTGGTGATGAACGCTCTACAGGTAACCCATAATGGTAGTCTATGATCCACGCGGACTAACATGGGACTATTGGTGTTCCAGAATGGCTGATTTGTTTGCAGCAAATCAGTTAGGCACAGTCTCTGAAGACAAATGGAGAGACTGGGCAGATGGTATGCAAGGTATTGGA